CGCTCCAGTCGGATTTCGATTAGACTTGGAGATATTTCCTGGCGTAGAGTTTTTCTGTCAGCGTGCCAATATCCCCGACCTCACTCTACCATTCACTGAAGTCCCAACTAGATTCAGGTCTTTCCCCATCGCAGCTGCTGGTGGTATTGAGACAGGTGACTTAAACGTCACATTTATTATCGATGAAGACTTAGCAAATTATGTTTCTATCTACAACTGGATTAAAAAGAATGGTCTCTATGAGCAGCACTCTGACCAGGAAGCACAATACTCAGATGCTAGATTAGAGATTACTACAAGTAACTACAACCTTGCTGCATATTGTGCTTTTGAAAATGTATTCCCAGTATCACTGTCTGACGTGCAGTTTGATGTTGGGGACCAAGACCAAGAATACTTTACTGCACAAGCAGTATTTAAATACACGTCATTTGAATTACGAAACAAACTGAATGCTAAACTATGAAATTTGCTGAATTGAAAACCCTCTTTGATAATGTAAAAGCAGAATGGCAAGAAGACTCACAGGTTGACTTCCAGTTTAAAAGCAAGCAATACACGGAAGACCTCGCACAGTTATCACTTGGCATCCCATATCAACACAATAAATATTTAAACTACTACAACGATTTCTCTTCAGAAAAAACAGCGTTGGAGTTTCAATACAGAATTAAGGTCAGAGACAAACGAGAGTATTACCAAGGAGAAGCAGACCCTGAAGTCTATAAGGAAAAACCCTTTGGACAAACAATCAAAACATCCGAGAAGATGAAAGTCTATCTAGAAGCGGATGAGGATTTAATTAACATTGAAATGAAGATAGAGTTTATTAACAAGGCGCTTTTCTATCTTGATAATGTCTTGAAGATGGTATCGAATAGAAGTTTCCAAATTAAGAACGCTATTGAGTGGGAGAAGTTTATTAACGGAAACTGAGATGAGTATTTCAATCAAGAAGAAGAATGAGGTCTTTATGACCATCAATGCGGAGCCTGCTATCCACATGGAGTTGTCTGACTACTTCACCTTTGATGTGCCTAATGCAAAATTCATGCCACTCTACCGCAACAAAATGTGGGATGGCAAGATTCGTTTGTATTCCCCTGGCACTGGTGAATTGTATTGTGGACTAGCAGAGCACCTCAGAGAATGGGCATCGATTAAAAACTATGACTTGTCTTTTGAAGACAATAAGTTTTACGGTCATGTAGATGACAAAGACCCACTCGTTTCTCTTGAGGGTGTTAAGTATTTCATGAATAAGATTTGTGTTAAGCACAAACCAAGAGACTACCAATATAAGGCAGTATATGAGGCACTGAAGAATCACCGCAAACTTCTGCTGTCTCCTACAGCATCTGGTAAGTCTCTAATGATTTACTCTTTGGTGCGTTATTACGTTGCCCAACAGAAACGTATCCTTATCATTGTGCCTACTACATCATTGGTAGAGCAGATGTATTCTGACTTTGCTGACTACGGTTGGGATGTAGATGAGTATTGTCATAAAGTATATGGTGGCAAAGATAAGAATACTGACAAGGAAGTAGTCATCTCAACATGGCAATCTATCTACAAGTTTCCTAAGAGATACTTTGATGACTTTGAATGTGTAATCGGTGACGAGGCACATCAGTTTAAGTCCAAATCTTTGACTGGCATCATGACTAAGTTGCATCAGGCAAAGTATCGTTTTGGTTTCACTGGCACACTTGATGGGTCTGCTACACACAAGTGGGTGCTAGAAGGATTGTTTGGTCCATGTGCTCAAGTAACAAAGACTGACAAACTTATCAAAGAAGGTCACCTAGCAGATTTCAGGATTAAGATTCTGCTATTGCAACATGAGCCGCAGACATTTTTCACTTACCAAGATGAGATTGATTATCTTGTGGAGCATAAGAAAAGAAATAATCTAATTAAAAATCTAGTCAGAGACTTAAGTGGTAACACTCTTGTATTGTTTAACTATGTCGAAAGACATGGTATGCCTTTATACGAGAGCATAAATAATAGCATAGGTGAAACCCGAAAGGTTTTCTTTGTTTATGGTGGAGTAGATACTGAAGAGCGTGAAGAAATCAGAAGCATTACTGAGCGTGAAAAGGATGCTGTTATCATCGCCTCATACGGCACATTCAGCACAGGTATCAATATTAGAAATTTGCATAACGTCGTATTCGCATCACCTTCCAAGTCTAGGGTAAGAAATCTTCAATCAATTGGAAGGGTGCTACGCAAAGGTGAAGGAAAAGATTTAGCAACACTATATGATATTGCTGACGACATTTCTGAGAAACCAAACAAAAATTATACGTTAAAGCATCTAGAAGAAAGAATCAATATCTACCAAGAAGAAAACTTTAATTATGAAATTATAAAAATTAAAGTATAACAACATGGAAGAAGAATTCTATGCATCAATAAAATTAATGTCAGGCGAGGAAATCGTTGCTAAGGTTTCTTACGATAACGATGAAGATGTTCTTATTATTGAGAATCCTCGCGTAGTGAATGTTATTGAAATGAAAAAGGGTAGGTCACACATGAAAGGATTTACCTTTGAATCATGGATGGCAGCAACTTATGATGAGATGTTTATTATTAAAAAAGACCACATCCTCACCATCACAGAATTAGATACTAAGATTCAAAAATTTTATCAAAGGTATCTACAAAAAGAAAATGGTGAGATTGAAGAATCTACAAAAGTAGATATCAAACATCAAAGAGGATATATGTCTTCAGTTAAAGAAGCCCGTAAGTCTTTAGAAGATCTCTATAAAAGAAGCTAATAATCTTTGAAACGCTACATCGCTAATTATACAGAGATTTGAAGGTCTTGTCAAGTCCCTTGCATTTTATGGCATAAGGTGTTACAATACAAACAAGGATAAGTAAGACCATGGCAAGAAGAAAGACAGAAAACTATGTAAACAACAGAGACTTCCTAGATGCTCTGATGGTTTATCGTAAAGAGGTTGCTGAAGCAGAAGCAAACGGTCAACCGAAACCTCGCGTCCCTCCTTATATTGGAGAGTGCTTTCTTAAGATTGCGACACACTTGTCATACAAACCAAACTTCGTAAACTACATGTTTAGAGAAGACATGATTTGCGATGGTATTGAAAACTGCTTACAATATATTCACAATTTTAATCCAGAGAAGTCTACTAATCCTTTTGCATACTTCACTCAGATTATCTACTTTGCCTTTCTTCGCCGTATCTCTAAAGAAAAGAAACAGTTAGAAATCAAAGCAAAGATTCTAGAGAAGTCTGGTTTTGATGAAGTTTTACATACAGACAGCCACACTGGCGACATGGCAGGTTATAGTAGTAGCTCCTCTGACTTGAATAGCATCAAAGAGTCCCTTGAGATTAGATACAAACGATGATTGCTCTTATCACTGACCAGCACTTAGATGGAAGAAAAGGTAGTGTTGCTTTTTGGGAATACTTTAAAAAATTCTATGATGATGTTTTCTTCCCTACACTGGAAAAGAAAGGTATCAAGAGCATCATCGATTTAGGTGATACATTCGATAACCGTAAAGGTATTGACTTCAATGTATGGAGTCGTGTGCGACAGTATTATTTCCAACGTCTTGAAGACATGGGTATTACTGTCCACATGATTCTTGGCAATCATTGTGTGTATTATAAGAATACTAATGAAGTAAACTCACCTGACCTGCTGCTTGATAATTTCCACAACATCAATGTTATCTCCACTGCTCGTGAGGTTACAGTTGAGGGGAGAAAGATTCTTATGCTGCCTTGGATTAATTCTGAAAACAGAGAGAAGACACTCAAACTAATTGAAGAGACTGATGCTGAAATCTGCATGGGTCACCTTGAGTTGAATGGTTTTGAAGTGACTCCTGGCATGAGAATGGAGCATGGGATGGACCCCAAGATTTTCTCTAAATTCGAGCAAGTATTCTCTGGTCATTTCCACCATAAGTCTAAGAAAGGTAACATCCAATATCTCGGTAATCCTTATCAGATGTTTTGGAATGACTATAAAGATGAAAGAGGATTCCATCTATGGGACCCCGACACTACTAAACTTACTAGAGTCAAGAATCCTTACGAGATTTTTCAAAAAGTTTTCTATAACGAAACTACAAAGTCACATTTAGAGTTTGACCTTGACAAGTGTAAACATTCATTCGTCAAGATTGTAGTTGAAGATAAAAAAGACTACCAAGAGTTTGAGAAGTTTGTGGAGAATGTCTATTGCAAGAAACCACATGATGTCAAAATCATTGAGACTTTTGTCAATGACACATTCTTGGAAGACGATGATAATGTAGAAGTCAAAGATACATTGACTTTGCTCAATGAATATATCGATGAAGTTGACCTAGCAGTCAACAAAGACAAACTAAAATCTCTCATGCGGTCCCTATATATTGAGAGTTGTGAGGTAGTATAATGTTTCTCATCACCCTCAAGGACCAACCTGATGGAGTCTATTCTCTAATATCAGAAGAGGGTGAGCATGTCATCTTTTTCTTTGAGGAGGAAGATGATGCCGACAGATACCTCATGCAACTAGAGCAACACGATGACCACCAAGACCTGCCAGAGATGACAGTTGTTGAGGTGGATATTGACATTGCTTCAAAAGTATGCGAAGATAAAGGATACCACTACACAGTGGTAACACCAGACGACGTGATAGTGCCACCCGACGATTTATGATTATTTTTGAAAACCTGAAGTGGAAAAACTTTCTTAGCACAGGCAATCAGTTTACTGAAGTTAACCTGGCACAAGACAGGAGCACTATCATTGTTGGTGCTAATGGTGCAGGTAAATCCACAATCCTAGACGCACTTACCTTCGCGTTGTTTGGAAAACCTTTTCGTAAGATTAATAAACCACAGCTCCTTAACTCCATCAATCAAGGAGATTGTGTTGTTAATCTTAACTTTAATATCGGCAGGAATAAATACGAAGTAACGCGGGGTATTAAACCTGCGATATTTGAAGTAAAGCAGAATGGCGCTGTATTAAATCAAGATGCATCTGTTAATGACCAACAGAAGAATTTTGAGCAAACCATTCTCAAAATGAATTACAAATCTTTCACCCAGATTGTTGTATTGGGGTCCTCTACCTTCGTGCCTTTCATGAGACTGCCGCTGGCAGCACGAAGAGATATCATTGAAGACATTCTGGATATTCAGATTTTCTCATCGATGAATGTAAATCTGAAAGATAAGATTAGAAATATTAACGATGAATTAAAAGACCACGAATATAAACTCTCACTTGTCAAAGAAAAAATTGACATGCAGAAGCAGTTTATGCTCGACATTGAAAAGAAGAATAAAGAAGATATTCAGGAAAAAGAATCTCGTAAAGAGCAATTCCTGACAGAGGCGTTAGGTTATGAAACTGAAATACTCAATAACGACAAGGAAATCGACACTAAGACCTCTGCCGTTTCAGACACGCAGAAAATTAAAGCAACGATTGCTAAGGTCGAAACGCTCAAGAATAAAATCTCAACTAAACAAAACTCATACGCAAAAGAGAAATCATTCTTTGAGGAAAATGATTCTTGTCCGACATGCGGTCAAGGTATCGAAGAGCATTTTAAACACGAAAAGGTCACGCTTCTCTCGGATAAACTTACTGAGGTGGAGAAAGCAATGTCTGATTTGGGACAACAACTTTCCGATCTCCAAAGTCAAGAGAATACCTTTATTCTTTTAATTGATGAAATCAATCAACTCAATTTAAAGAATAGACAATTAAAGAATGACATTAACTCACTTCATAGGCGAATTGAGGACTTGGACCGAGACATCAGAAAACTTAGGGATACGGATGTCAATCAACGGGAGCAGTTTTCAATTCTTAAATCGCTCGACAATCAAAGCAAAGAAATACAAAAAGTCATCTCAGAAACCAAAGAGGAAAAAGATTGTCTCACCACAGCAACGCAACTTCTCAAAGACTCAGGCATCAAAACGCGCATCATCAAAAAATACCTCCCGACGATGAATAAACTCATCAACGAGTATCTGGACAAGATGGAATTCTCAGCAAGTTTTATGCTTGACGAAAGTTTTTCTGAAGTAATCAAATCTAGATACCGTGATGAATTTAGTTATGAAAGTTTTAGCGAGGGAGAGAAAGCTCGTATTGATATTGCTCTGTTGCTTACTTGGCGCAGCATTGCTAAACTTAAGAATAGCGTGGATACTAACCTCCTTATTCTAGATGAAATCTTTGACGGGTCTCTAGACCAATCTGGCAATAGTGACCTTGGTTGGATTCTAAAAACGTTTGATGATAAAACAAATGTATTTGTTATCTCACACCGCGACAATATGGCAGATAAGTTTGACCGTTGCCTGAGATTTGAGAAGCATAAGAATTTCTCATACGTCACGGAAGAGACAACAGCATGACTTATCAGGGGTTGCCTACGGGTGACCCCTATTGTATTATAAGTCCATCAACGCAAGAGACTAATGCTTAACATGGAAGTCAAGGGCAACCTCGCCCGACTGCTAGCCACCGAGAATCTGGTTGTAGAGCACCGCAACGTAGAGACTGCCATGTTTAACGTTGTTGACCGTGTGCTAACCCTGCCCATGTGGAAGCGTGCCAGCAGCGATGTGTATGACATGCTGGTGGGTCATGAGGTCGGTCATGCTCTCTACACCCCACAGAAGTTTGGGCATGACTATGGTGTCCCTCAAACTTACATCAACGTGGTTGAGGATGCTCGTATCGAGAAACTGATGAAGCGTAAGTTTCCTGGTTTGTCTCGTAACTTCTATGTTGGATACAAAGAGTTGGATGAGCAGGACTTCTTTTGTATCGGTGACCGTGACCTTGAATCCTATACTCTGATTGACCGTATCAATCTCCACTTCAAGATTGGTGCTTATTCTCCTATGCCATTCTCTGCAGAAGAGATGGAGTTGGTTGACTTGGTTGCTGCTGCTGAGACCTTTGAAGATGTTGTAGAAGCAACTCGTCGCATCCTTGCATACACCAAAGAAAAGGAGATGGAGAAGGTTGCTGACATTCCTAACGCTGAGGAGATGGGCAATCCTTCACCCATGGCACAGGATGGTGACTCCATGACTCATGAAGAAATGCTTGAGGAAGCAGAGC